GCAAAACAAAAGGCAATAATTAAATCTTACTTGCGCAGTCTAGCCGCTGCCACTGTCACTACACTCTTGGCTTTAGTAGCTGACATCAAGCCTGAGCTATCTATTCTTGCAGGTGCCTTAGTCGCACCTTTAGCAAGGTATTTTGATCCAACAGATAAGTCTTTCGGCATAAACAGCTAATGAGTGCCAATGACATGGCCGCCCTCGCTGTAGCTCTTTTAACAATTGTTGCCTCTGTTTTTGCAGGTATAAGGTGGATAGTCAAACACTATTTATCAGAGCTAAAAGATGACCACAATGGTGGTCATAATTTAGAGGGCAGAGTTAGGCGCATAGAAAATAAGCTAGACACGCTTTATGAAATCCTCATAACTAAAAACTAACCTGCATACCCTTCTCTTATGAAGAGCTGTGTTGTAGTGCCAACAAGGGGCAGGCCTGAAAACATGGCAAGATTGGCTGCATCTTTTGTTGGTACAAATACAGCTGCAGATCTTTATGCTGTCATAGATAATGATGATCCTAAATGGAATGAGTACGCCAAAGATGACTCTTATGTTTGCATACCTGCAGAAAATAAAACAGGCGGTTGCGCACACGCTCTTAATAGTGCTGCAGAGCTTTTACTTGATTTTGCTAACTATCCTTTTTATGATTTGTACATCTTCATGGGTGATGATCACCTGCCTAGATCGGCTGATTGGGACAAAGCTCTACAAAAAGCGTTAGTAGGCAAAACAGGGATTGCTTATGGTGATGATCTGCTACAAGGTCAAAACCTGCCCACAGCTTTTGCTATGACTCGGGATATTGTTGAAGAGTTGCGAGGCATGACATTCCCAGGTTGCAAGCATTTATATTTTGATAACTTTGTAAAACAATTAGGTATTGATTTAGATTGTTTGGTATATCTCCCAGAGATAATTATTGAGCATCTGCATCCTGCAGCTGGTAAAGCTGTAATGGATGAGGGTTATGCCAGGGTCAATCAACCTAAATGGTATGAAGAGGATTTATTAACGCTGCAAAAATATTTAAGATCACAAGAGTATGCAGACCTTGTTAATAAATTAAAATGAACATTTTGATTACAGGCTCTCATGGCTTTGTCGGTAGAGCCTTTAGGAGAGCCTTACCTTATGCTCAATTGACTTTAGTAGATCTTAAGAATGGTACAGATTGCAGAGATTTTTTTAAGTTAGAAAAAAAACAATATGATTTAGTCATACATCTTGCGGCTATTGTAGGTGGCCGACAACAGATAGAAAATGCACCTTTAAGCTTAGCTGTTGATCTCGCTATTGATGCTGAGTTTGCCAATTGGTGCATGGTCACTGAGCAGCCGTATGTAGTTTATTTTAGCTCTTCGGCTGCCTATCCAATAGAGCTACAGACTTTATCTAAAAAACATAAGCTAAAAGAAAAAGATTTAAACTTTAAAAAAATTGGTGCACCTGACATGAGTTATGGCTGGGCTAAATTAACAGGTGAAACATTGATGAGTTACCTGCGAGATGCTGGCACTCAAGTGTTGGTTTTAAGACCCTTTAGTGGTTATGGTACTGATCAGGATATGACCTACCCATTCCCATCAATAATACAAAGAGCAATAATGGGATCAAATCCATTTGACATCTGGGGGCGTGCAACTACTACAAGAGATTTTATACACATTGATGATGTTGTAGATGCTGTCATAACCATGGTGCAAAACAATTGCAATCAAACTGTCAATCTTTGTACAGGCAGAGCCACTACTTTTTTGGATCTAGCACAAATGGCTTTAAAGACTTTAGGTATAAATAAGATGCCTAAGTTCAATATTTTGTCTGATAAGCCTGCAGGGGTGGCCTACCGGGTCGGCAACCCTACAATGATGAGTGATTACTACACACCAAAAATAAGTCTGGAAGAGGGCGTGCACCGAGCAATATCTGGCATTTTGTGATTTACACTTAAGCCATGGCAACCACACGCAAACGCAAAAAGCCTGTACAAAAAAGGCGTAGGACTACTAAAGAGGCTGTACTGACCAAGTTAGACTTTTGGGCAATTGCAGCTAATGAGGTATATATGGCCTGCCGTAAAGCCGGGATGGATGAAGGTACAGCTTTAGCCTTTGCAATGGATCGCTCAAGTTATCCTGATTGGATTGTGGATACAAATGATCCTATAAAAAATCCGCTTGATGATTTTGATGAGGATGAAGATTAAGCGGGACAAGTCTGTTAATGCTCGCTACTTGATTTGTAGTGATCTGCAAGTGCCATTTCAATTTGATGAGGCAATTGTCAATCTAAAAAAGCTAGTAAATACTTTTAAGTTTGACCTTGTACTAAATGTAGGTGATGAGCTTGACCTAAATACAATTTCTAAATACAGCATGGGCAAAGCTGAGTCATTTCAACAAACACTAAATGCTGACAGAGATCTTTGTAAAGATATTTTGTATGATTTAAAGACAGATGTAGTTTCTAGGTCTAACCATGCCGATAGGTTATTTAGTGCGGTTAGTCAGATACCCGGTCTAATGGCTTTGCCAGAGTTACAATATGAAAAGTTTATGGGATTTGATGAGCTTGGCATTTATTATGCGAAAAAGCCCTATGAGATACCCGGCACTGACTTTGTGCTCTGTCATGGGGATGAGGGTAACCTGTCTAAAATTGGCGGCTCTAGTGCGTTAAACATAGCGAAAACTTGGGGGCGCAGCGTAATTTCGGGGCATAGTCACAGAATGGGCTATACATGCCACTCAGAGGCCTTTGGTGGCCGATTACAGAGGGTTTTAGTGGGAGTTGAGGTAGGTCATACCTGTTCAATGCAAAAGATGTCCTACCTGGCAAAGCGCAATTATTACGCCAATTGGCAGGCTGGGGCGGTAATCATGACCATTAAGCGTGGCAATCCTAGCTTTGAGATGATCCGCTTCAACACAGATGGCAGCTTTACTGCCTTAGGAAAAGCCTTTGGGTAATTGCATTTGTCAGTGGGCTATGCTTTAATTGCTTTTGTAAATCCATTTGAAGGGATGGGAATATGAACGCTACAGCTTATGCACAAAAAGGTTGGTTTGTTTTACCATTAAAAAAACAATCTAAAGAGCCTGCAAGATTTTTACGCCATGGTTATTTAGATGCAACATTAGATCAAGCCAAGATTGATGAATGGTTTGCAGATCAAGAGCTAAACATTGGTTTAGGTATCTCTCAATCAAGTTTAGTTGTATTGGATTTTGATGCACGCAACGCAGGCAAAGATCCTAAATGGCTTGAGTTATTAGATCGCTGTTTTAAATGCAACACACATGTAGTAGGCACACATGATGGTTACCACATTTACTTTTATGTAGAAAAGCCTGCACAGTTTAAAGGCAAAATAATCTCTGGCATTGATGTCAAACATAAAGGTTATGTTGTACTACCACCATCAATACACCCAACCGGTACTGCATACAGATTAGTAAATGATGTTGCACCTGTTGATCTACCAGATGATCTAAGAGAATTGATGACATGGTGATTGTTAAATATGACAAAGAGAGTGGGGCGTATGTTGATAGCAAACGCTCACACTTTGTAAAAGCTTCTTTGATCCGGGCATACGCTCATAAATCTATGGGTGCATCTCAGGTCAGAGGTAGGCTCTCAGCTGCAATGGTTGAGGGTTATTGGTTAGACAAGTTCAAGGAAGCGGTGAAATATGAGCTATGAAATGTATGGATGGGTGGTTACAGCGTGTTTGCTTCTCCTAGGCACACTGTTAATCACTATTACCTGGATCATTGGGGTAGAGAATGGTTATGACAAGGGATTTAAAAGAGGTTATAGCCGAGGCGAAATAGATGCCAAACAAAACTGGGATAAAAGAAAACATCAATTGACTGTTGATAATGATTATCTTATGGGCAAAGTAGTTAGTTTATTTGATAGGGAAAACAAATGATAGATCTGACTCAGTATGAAGATGCAGCCACATTAAATAGATGGTTTTTAAATAACTATCCACTTGGCCGGATTGACCTACAACTGGTAGAGATCAATCTTGACAAAGGTATTGTTGTATTTAAAGGCAGTTTGTATAGAGATAGTAATGATGCAAACCCGGCTGTAACTAACTATGCAAAGGGCGAAAGGGATGATTACCCGGCACACATGCGTAAGTGGTACTTAGAGGATACGGCTACAAGCTGTATTGCTAGATGCCTGACATTGCTTAAGGGATCTAATAAGACTGCACCAAAAGAGTCAATGGCTAGAGCTACGAGCTGGTCAGTAGAGCCTAAGGCAGTCTTACTAGATGAATTCAAAAATGCAGATGCACACGCAGCTGAGGTTTTTGCAGAGGCCGTAAAGAAAGCCCCAGACATTGTAATGCGTCAAGTAGGCACCTTGCCTGAGCAGATTTGTGAGGATGGCACACGCATGAGATACAAAGAGGGCATCTCTAAAACTACTCAAAAACCTTTTAAGGGTTATGTTTGTGAATGTGGTAGAGGCTGCCCGGCTAAATGGGCATCATTGTCAGCTAACGGCACCTGGTATTTTAAAGAGGTAGTCAGTGGGTGACATGGAGATGATTGATAAGCATGGGGTCAAAGCAACATTTACAGACAAAGGCATTGATATTGACTTGGTGCGATCAGATGAGCGTTGCATCCTTTGTAATGATCCAAGGCTTTTGCATGAAGGTATGACAAAGCTTTGTTACTCTTGTGGGTGTAGGCAATGAGCTTTGACTACCATAAAGCTATGGCTGAGGGTCATGGGTACAACCACTATGTTGCGGATCTATTGCGGCAGTATGGAGTGCCGAAGGTGGATGTCCCTGCCTTTAGTATTGCTACCACACATGATGCAATTAAAGATAAAACCCAAAATGAGAAAGATGTCATAGTCAATGGCTTGATACTTGAGGTAAAGAGTAGGGCTTTGACTTTCCAAGATCAGGATGACTTCCCCCATTCTTTAGTCTTGGTAGATACTGTTTATGGTTTTGATCAAAAGATTCTCAAACCTTTTGCCTATGTTTATTTGAGCCAAGTTACAAAAGGTGTCTTTGCAATACCGGTATCAACTAGACAATTCTGGACAATTGCCACAATTTATGACCATGCAAGACAGATTGAGGTTGAGTGTTACTTTGTAACAAAACGCCACTGCAGGCCATTTTTAGAACTTGTAGATGTACTTTTGGAGCGAGCTGCTCAAGAGGCAGAGCCTACTTGTGAGTGAACCAATTAGATGTACAAAGTGCGGCCAATGGGTTATGCCGGATCAATTGTGTTTGACATGCCGAATAGCTGAGAAGGCTCAACACGCACTTTACTAACAATTTGTAAAGGATGGTTACCTATGTTAAATTACAATCGCTTTGTGGGGGCTTACACTGAAACTCAGTCATACCGAGTGTCACTGTCCAACCGATATAAAAAATTTTTTATATGGGGGTGGGGGGGCTTTCCTAAAAATCTAGTCACCCAAGTGTCAATATTTGTAATAATAACTGCAGTTAATATAAATCCTGTAAATGCTGTAGAAAATAAAAGAACATATCAAATGGAATATTTAAAACAATTAGATCAAAGCTCAGATCAATATAGTTGCCTTACATCATTGATTACAATGGAGAATAGTCGGTGGGACATCCGGGCAAAGAATGGGTCTCACTATGGATTACCACAAGGCCGATCTATTTTCTTGGCTACAGCTACCTATAAGCAACAAATCACCTGGCATATCAAATACCTTAAAAACAGGTATGGCACTGATAGGTTTGGTGTTGCAAACGCCTGTGGAGCATGGGCACATTGGCTTATGAAGGGATGGCATTGAAGTTATTAGATCTATACTGCAAAGCCGGTGGGGCTAGTAGAGGTTATGCACTAGCAGGATTTGAAGTCACTGGAGTAGATATAAAAAAACAGAAACGCTATCCATACAAGTTTATACAAGGCGATTGTTTAGAATTGATGCAAGATACAAATTACCTAAAATCTTTTGATGTAATAGTGGCTAGTCCACCTTGTCAAACACATAGCATCACGCAACATTTACGCAATGCACAAGGTAAATCAACAGAGAAAATTGATTTGATCCCACAAACGAGAGAAGCCCTGATTGGCAGCGGCAAACCTTATGTGATAGAAAATGTACCTGGAGCACCTTTGCTACAACCGGTGCAATTGTGCGGCTCATCATTTGATCTAAAGGTGCGAAGGCATAGATTGTTTGAAAGCAATGTCAAAATTGTAGGATCTATCTGTGATCATAAAAAACAAGGTAGGCCAGTCGGCATATATGGCTCTATGCGAGATGAAATTCCTGGGGGGGACACACTGCCAAGAGTATTGAACAAGCAAGGGAAGCTATGGGAATTGATTGGATGATATGGGGTGAGCTAGTAGAGGCAATACCACCAAACTACACAAAGTATTTAGGTGACCAAATTTATAGGGAGTTGCAATGAAAGACACAGAAAAAATTACAATAGGTATCTGCTCACCGGGATATGTAGTAACAGACTTTCTAACAAGTTTATTAGATGTAGCTAGATCTCAAAAGCAATTGGGTCAGTTTATATCATTGCAAGGATCAGGTGTTATTAGTCGCTTACGCAATCAAGTAGTTGCAACCTTCATGGAAAAGACTACAGATGATTGGCTATTGCAGATAGACACAGATCAACGCTTTACAGTCAATGACTTTAAGAAACTTATCGCTGCGGCAGATGCTAAGAAAAGACCAATTGTGTCAGCTGTAGTACATGGTGGTTGGGATGTAGGCAAGCCATACCTAGAGCCTGTGCCTTGTATATTTAAGATGGGTAAAGACAGTGGCTTATATGCGCTACATGATTATGAACCTGATACCATTGTAGAGGTTGATGCAGCTGGGACAGGAGCAATCCTGGTACATAGATCCGTCTTTGAGAGGTTTCAAAAAGAAGCTGATCAAACACACCAAGGCAACAAATGGTGCTATTACCAGGATATGCCATTGCATCAAGAATGGATCGGTGAGGATCTACTGTGGTGTATAAGAGCTAAGAGCTTTGGCTATAAGATATACGCACACACTGGAGTGCAGATGGAGCATCAACGCAAACAGTGGATTGGTAAAGTACAACACACAGACTTTAAAAGGTTTAAAGATGTGAGACTACAAAGTGAGGATGAGATACATGGCGATCATAACAAGTCAAGTAACAGTGACGACAACAAGTCAGTCAATAGTTAGTGTAGATAATGTGAGCAGGGATGTATTGCTACATGCTAAACACGCAACCCACATTGGTAACAGCGGTGTTACAACGAGTAATGGTTATCTGTTAGATAATGGTGATGAGATTAGGCTTACGCTAACTGAGGGTGCAGATTTGTGGGCTGTTGGAGCCTCAGGTTCAGGCACGCTCCATGTCTTAGTATCTAAAATAGATTAAAAAATGACAGCTGTTTTTTCCCATCACGCACGCTTTTGGAATACGCCGCCGTGCTGCGAATCTCTCTCCCCGAAGCAAGCCCAAAAGGGAAAAAAAAGATAACAATTTTGTTATGAAGAGTGTAAAAAGTAGAAAATACAACGCTCATTACAAACAAATGCGCAGGATTATTTTGGCTACCCAGCCAGCCTGTTTTTATTGCAAAAAAGCCCAAGCTACAACTATTGACCATGATCCACCGATTGATACCTTCCCAGCTCCAGAGCTGTGGGTTGGTACTCTAAGGCCAGCGTGTGCACATTGCAACTATTCTAAGGGGGCGATCTATGGCAACAAAAAAAGGAAAGCCATTAAAAACAGCCGTAAGTGGTAAGCCTGCAATTGGCAGACATACAGCTGCAATGAATAACGCTTTGAAGGGGCGTGTAGATATTGATGGTGTCACCCAGGTAGCTTTACTAGGCTTAGCTACAGCCTGGGATGCTATTGAAAAGACAGGTGAAAACACACACACCATCCCATCCATATCCAGAGAGCTAAGAGAGATCTGGACTTATTGTGGCTTGCCAGAGGCAGATGACATTTTTAAGTAAGTGTCCACCAAGGTGGGCATCAATCAGAGATGAAGTTTGTGAGACAGATGGCGACAAGATGCAGCTTGTTGCAGAGCTGTTGGGTTTTAGTTTGTTTGAATGGCAAAAATATGTCTGTGATGTGGGCTTAGAAAAAGACAAAGATGGCATGTATAAATACCGCACTGTTGCAGCTCAAGTAAGCAGACAAAGCGGCAAGTCAAAACTAATAGAAACACGCATTGCGTATGAGTTATTGCAACCTAAAAGACATGTCGCCTATACAGCTCAAGATCGCAACATGGCTAAAGTTAAATGGGAAGAGCATCTGTTAAGTTTTATGATGTCACCGAAGTTTTCAAAGCGTATTGCAAGGGTTTCAAAAACTAATGGCAATGAAAAAATCTATATGCGCAATGGATCTACCTATGGTGTTGTAACACCTAATGACAAAGGTGCAAGAGGACTAAGTTTGAATTTAATGGTCATTGATGAGGCACTAACACATCCATTATCTTTGATAGCAAACTTGCAGCCAACACTAGCAACAAAGCGCAATGGTCAGCTTTGGATCATGTCTAATGCAGGCAGACCGGGTGAGTCAGAGCTGTTAGAGCATTACAGAGAGCTTGGACATAGAGAGATTGCAGAGCCAACCAACAAACTAGCTTGGTTTGAATGGTCACCCATGTCAGATGATTTTGACTATATGGATCAAGATGTGTGGTATCAGGCAATTCCATCCTTGCATGAAGAGAAGGGTGTTTTGCTTGAAGCTGTGAAAGAGGCTTCATTGACTAATAGCCCAGAGATATTCACAAAAGAATGGCTCAATGTTTGGCCTGCTAAAGATGCAGTGCAGGTTATTCAAACAGAGCTTTGGGATGCACTAGCTAGGACTGACATAGTTTTGGGTGATCAGGTGGTCTTTGGTGTAGATATATCTAGGGAGCGTGATAGAGCCGCTATTGCAGTTAGTGGCAAGGTTTTACATTACACGCCTGTAGAGCTTATTGAGTGTAAAGAGGGCACATCCTGGGTATTGCCTAAATTGATTGAGCTATGTAAGCGATATAAAACAAAGGTGGTCATAGATACCGGCTCACCTGCAGCCTCACTTATCGCAGAGCTGCAAAAAGAGAATGTAGGGGTGATGGCAATACATCTTAGAGATTATGCAAGAGCATGTGGCTCTTTCTATGATGCAGTGCAGGCTAGGACAATTTGTCATATAGATGACCCAAACCTAAGAGCTGCAATCATGGGATCAACAAAAAGACCATTAGGTGACTCATGGGCTTGGAATAGACAAAGTACAACAAACATCACGCCACTTGTAGCGGTAACACTGGCACGCTATGGAGTAGTGACCAAAATAGAAGAAAGACCAGTGGCAAGGAGTAAGATGTACTAATGAAATACTTATCAACAATATTACAAGTTTTAGGATCTTTACTGTTAGTCTTAGGTGTCGCATCTATTAGTTTAATTTCTGGAGTATTATTAGGCGGCGTATTTTTAATTTTATTCGGCATTGCTTTAGAGGTCAGAGGTAAATAATGCTCGGCAAGCTACTCAAGAGGCAGATACAACCCGGCCTAGTTTATACATCATCCGGTTATGTGGACTCACTTGGTAGAGTCGGCAGATTTTTTGAAGGCAATTATGCAGGTACTTATGTAGATGGTCGCACTGCACTTGGCATACCTGCAATCTTTAGAGGTATCTCTTTAATTGCAGATGCAATCGGCGCACTAGAGCTTTGTGCATATCGCAATGGCAGAGAGGTAATGCCTAAACCAAACATTTTAGCAAGACCTAATCCAACAGAGACAAGAATGGAAACTATCGCAGCTATGGCTGCAGGTTTGTTGATGGATGGTAATTACATTGCAGTGTTAGGTGAGCCAGGAGCTAATGGTTATCCAGACAGTCTTTATCCAGTCGCACCTGATCGGGTACAAGTGTCAAGAGATAAAGGCAAAATTGTTTATAGAATTGATGAGAAAGTTTATGACCGGTCAGAGA